GGTCACACCATCAAAAGTCTCATAATCATCAGTCAAGTCACGATCCTTGAAAGCAGAAGTATAGACTTGTCCAATACCAGTCATATATCCAGAAAGCTCTTTTGGAGTCATCTCAATCCTATCGGAAATACAAATGACCACATCATCACCAAGGACAACCATTCGAACATTGTCATCAAAACTCACAGCTCCATACTTCTGCATAAAGCAGTACCGTACATAGATATTGTTCATGATACAATTCACAGGAGTAGTCAAAAAACAACCACTCTTGTTACCAACCTTCACCGTCAGCAAAGTATCACGAACCTGAATAGGAGACGCAGTCTCATGTTGAACAAGATACGCGCATTCAGCCGCTAAAACACCGCTAGTTTTCATTGCAATCGCGCAAAAAATTTTATAAGCGGCATCAGAAGCCTTCTTCACATATCTTTGATCAAAAGATTCATAATCTCCAGCACTCATTCTTGTTCCAACCGAAGTCAGATAAGTATGAATACCATCCATATCCTCAGAATACTGATTCAAACCAACAGCAAAACCGGTAGCCTCAAACGAATTCATAAAAGCAGCAAAAGTAGTCCCAAAAACCATCCTAAAAGCCACAATCGAAACAACATCGTTGGCATAGGTCATCCTAGTACGAACATCCTCAATCTTGGAAGCCTTCACAAGTTCATCTTTCAAATAACCAATAAATCGGTGATCAATAGGGCCTCCATCAAAACTCCTCATCTCAGCAACTCTCTGTTCAACTAAATCTCTGAACATAGGAGAGTATTTCAACTAGAACCTTCAAACCACACAAAATCAGTCTTACCTCGTTTGGTCTGTAAATGCACCAAAGGATAACCAGGACTAGTCGATGTAGTAATCGAATTCAAAAAGGCAGGAATGCCAGAACAAGCAGACTCAAAAGTCAGAGGTCCAACTCCACCCGGAAATGACAACTTCTCACAATAGCGATCAATGAGAGTATCAGTGACACGATCAAGCAAAATATCATCCATCTCGGGGCTTTGAATTGAACAGAGCTTTTGGAGCGACTTGTCCACCGGATCCACACCTTTCGATCTTGGGTCGGAGAGCGACATAATAGCCGGAGCTTTCTTTGTAGAAACCGAAAGAAGCCCAGAAATATCCGACTTACGAATCTTCGAAGTCGCAGGAAAGGCGACACGTTCATTGCATGCCAAAGGCCTTTGAGACACCAAATTAGGCCCACAAAGATGCGGGCCTTGGCCAACCGCAGGAACGAATTCTTGCAAAGCATCAAAAAGCATTTCTTGAGTCACAAAAGTCGCTACACCCATTGGTTCCAAGGCATCAAGTCCAGTTCCAGCAACATGTATCCCAGCAATCTTATTAACAAGACCACCAGACATAATCCGAATAGGGATCCCACAATCTCCAAGCTCAGTAGGAGCACGATATTTCATCGCCTTATCAAGCTTAAAGACCTTAGTCCCAACAACATATCTCATATTGAGATGGTGCTGAATGACAGAAGTCATTCTCTTTTCACCAGTATCCAAAAGAACCTGAGCATTCACAGTACCATCCATATCACGATGAGAAATAAAACTCTTCACAATATCTTTGGACTGAGGCATCCTCAAACAATCAATCGAAATAATGGCAACATCATCATCAGCACAAAAGACAACATCCTCTATATTAGCAGGATGTTCATACACCATTCCATCAAAATTCACGCGCCAGAAACTTGTCTCATCAATAGCATCCAAATCAATGGCATGCGAATAAGTCAAGAACTTCCGACCGCAAATAGGAATAGCATGAAACTTCATACCGTTCAAAGAAATCGTCACAGTAGCAAAGTTAGGTCCCTGAGCCTTAATTCTAGAACCTCTCTGAAAAGGTTTCCTAGAACGTTTAGCAACAGAAGACTTCTCCTTACGCTCAGACTGACCACAAAAAGTATCATCAGTATGAGCTTCTCCACGCAACATTCCACTAGCAAAAGTAGCCAAAACGACTACACAAACAGCCAAAAAAGAAACCGACCGTTTAAAAGGCAGATTCCTTAAGCGATTCAAAATACGCTGCAAAATAGTCTCATTGGAATCACAAGTCGAGGTAATCCTCGTACCAAGTTCACCAAAAGAAGAAATTTCATTCATAGCAATATCTTCAAACTCAACAACAGGTCCTTGCCCAACCAAAGTAGTCGGAAGCAAGCCTTGAAGAGCTTCAGCAATAGACACAGGAGCCGAAGGAATAGAATAAGCATCTCTTAACACTTCTTGCAAAATGTCGTCAACACTACGTTCTTCCATAACTGAGGCATTCATATCTCGGGAAATCATCTTACACAACTCCTCATGTTCTTCATATTCAAGCTTAATAAACTCAACCAACTGCAAGTAAGTCAAACCCTCCTTAATAGGTACGGGATTAACACAAGCCATAGCCGGCAAAATCGAAAAAGTCATCCAAGCACGCTCAGCTAACTCTTGAGGAGTGTAAGCGCGCATATCAACATTCAAGTCATTGTGCTTCTGAGCAATGTATCGCTCAGATCTTCCACAAGTAACCACAAAACGTCTACGCCGCTGGTAAGCAGCATTGACAATGTGATCAACGTGGGTATAAGGGTGATTGTTCATAGTAACAACAATCTCAGGTCGACATGTAGAGCCCTTAATTCCACACATAGGGTCATCTACCGAAGCAAACGGGGGTCGCCACTCAGCCGTCGATACCATAGTCAAATAAGACTTAATACGATCGAAGTTGGCCTCTGTCACATCAACGAGAAACTCGTCCATTACAATCACGCGATGATCAAGATAGCCAGACCAAAACTCATCAGACATATCCTTGTTATAGATGTCATCATATGACATCCCACAAGACTTTATCAACAAGTCCCGAACGGTAGCAGTTTTGCCAATACCAGGTGGTCCACACATGTGGAACGCAAATGGAAGGCGACGGTCACCAGAGTTTCTCTCCCGGGTAACCAACTGGGAGTGTATATTCACAAGTTTCACATAAGTCTGTATCAAAACTTGCTTCAAACAAGGTTTCGTGCTGTTACTACACAAGCGGATAAGATCTCCACCAGCAAGCAACTGTTCTTTCACTTTTTCAGCATAATTCTTATTTCCAATAATTGACTGAACACGAGAAACAGCACAGATCGACATAGAAACCGATCTCCATTGCTCAATATCATATTCAAGCCTATCATCAGAAGTACCAAACCGATAGGTAATAGCCATCTTCAGCACAGGGGGCAACAACATCAACAAGGTCTTAAAGACACTTGCCAACACTGTTCCACCAGCCATCAAAGCAATCATCGTCTGAGCATAACGTTTCACTCTAGAAAAGTCTTTCTCACCAAGTCCGATAATTGTTAAACAAAGGGAACCCACCAAGGCCATTAAATCCAAGGGGCCTTGGGGAGCGTAGGTTCCAAACAAAGAGGTAGCTCCTCTTACCGACAAATCGAAAATAGCATGCGCAACATTATCTGTCACAATTTGCATCAAGCGAACCACCACCCATATTCCAAAAAGAACAGAGGAGGTTATCACCAAACGCTGAGTATTATCAACAAGATTTAACACCTTGTCGGTAAACTCACCAAACATGCACTGGCATAAATACACAACGAAACCCTTAAAAGCAGTCTCAACAGCATTCATCACAGTAGAAGACAGAAAAGCAATAAATTGCTTAATCTGTGACCAATAATGAGAACACAAATTTGAAACAAACTCCGTAACGGTAACATTAGGATCCATCCCTTCATCGGGGTAGCCAAAAAGGCGCTTCAAAACAGTAGAAACGCTTTGGCCCTGACCGCGAAAAGCGTCAACATTGGCTTTAAAGCCCCAATCTGACGAATCTCCCATCAAAGTTCTGACTTCATAAGCCAGAGACAAGAACTGCAAAGCATGTTCGAACGTAGATCCGTTCGCAACAAGAATCTTCAACAAGTCCCGGTCAGTACATACCTTCAACATTCGATAGGCAACATGTCGAGAGACTTTATCAAAGAAGATTTTATCTTCAATGGGTGTGTCTCTGTCATTACCAGTGTACGCGCGTGAACGCATAACACTGAAGCTGCAACTAATCGTGTAAAGGATTTCTTCCCACTCTTCAATAAGACGTGGGTTAACAACACTTCCTTCAATAATTTGCTTCGCTACACCAGAAAAGGTGCAACAAGAATAGTCACCAACTATCCTTCCACAATCACAATCTACATTGTGAAGTAGGTTCTCTCCCAAATGGGAAATAACAGCAGTTTGTCCGCCTTGTCCTAAGACAGGGACTTCCACACTCTGAACAACAGAGATAGGCGCGAGGTTTTTGATTGAAACCCAATAACGGGTAACGGAGGGGATAAAAGAATTCGCAATTCAAATAAAAACTCAAGGGTTTAGCCAAGAGATGCACGTAGAATTAAACGGCATTTTATGTCACGTGACGTAGTGACTCATCCTTCTGGGACACGGGGGCTCTTAGCCGATATAGATCGACAGGATTGGCCTCCAACTTTCGTCTTCCTTAGCACTATTAAAAATACTCGTAATGGCTAGTAATAGTGGATAATCATGTATCTTCGTAAAGCAATTAAGCAAAAAGAAAGAATATCGCTGATCGTCTTTTTAACCCACAATAAAATAAATTATTGATCGATAGTGAAATATGTTTTCACTACACACAACTTTTAGTAAGTCGCACTGAAAATTTTCTTAATCGAGAAAATTAACAAAAATCTGTTTAAAATTTGGGCAATCAAATAAGATGTCAAAAGCTGATTAGGCTTAATATGACAAATAACTTAACAATAAATCGGAACTACCTAGCTGATCATCAAAGTTAACATTTCGTTAAAATGTTACTGTTATCAGATAGACGTAAAGGCCTTTAGGCACCGTACGATACATAACAACAACCACAAGGGGTTGAAGCTCGTAAGAAATATTGAGAATTTCATCCTATATAAAAGTCAATTAAATGATACTTAATAAAGGAGCAATTGTTTTCTAGACAATTGGTTTATAGGGCCGACACAAAAGTTCGGCAGAAAATAATAAGAATTTCG